AAAAGAAAAAATACTTAACAATGACAGGTTCATTTGGCTTATTTGCGTCACCTATAACGATGCGAAGTCTTTCAGTACCTTGAACTTTCAATGCGTTCTTCATACCAAAATCATCAATCAAAACAATACTTGCGTCGATATAAGTTTTGTATAGATTCTCGTAGAAGTTCAGTTCAACAATATTCGAACGTACGTCAACAACTTTATCTTCGTCAGAAACAGAAGATAAAATCACCGATGCTTCGATTATACCGAACTGGGATTTATTCTGAGACATTGATTACCTCTCAAGTTGTCGCTTGAACTCACCTACGACTTTCTCGATATTCTCTTTTTTAATAACACGAATACGTTTTGCTTGGTCGTTTTGTGATACAAGATATTCAAGATTCGTAACTGGTACAGCCGTCGTTGATGTGTCAAAGAAGTAATCGATCCACTCACCATCTTCATCTTCGTAGTGATGTGTTCCTTCATACTCATAAACTGTATTGGTCAATGATTGACTATTCGAACCATCAGAGTAAGACAATAGTGTTTCTGTTGTTATATCTTGGTCAGCACTTACTGTGATTTCGCCTACGTTTAGATTCTTCTTTATAACTGTTGCTGGAGCACTACCAACCAATACTGATTGCCCAACAGGATAAACACTTGCAAGTGAACGAATCGTGTCACTATCACTTCGGTCAATATTTACTAAGCAAGTGTAGTTTGAAAATAAATGATTCTGTGCATGGTCGTATAAATCTTGTACAGTTAAAGGCCAGCCAACTTCACGCAACCTATCATTCATTAAGAAAAAGGTCCAATCATATTCTGCTTTGCCATACAATCTGTGTGATAACGTATCGGGTCTATCAAAGTCCCGTATCTCATACTCGATGTATGTGCTTACATCTTCACGTACTTGGTCGATTAAATCAACGTACTTAGTAAGTTGTTGAAACAGTACAGGCTCTTCAGAGTCTCCGAACTGATATAATACTTTAGGAAAGTTTTCAAAATACGTAGACATTAGTAACCTCTATTCTTAACTTTTTCTTTATCCAATGCAACAGCCTCTTGAAACCGTAGCGAGATATCAACTTCAATGAAGTTACCATCATAGTACATACCCGACGATGCTCCGTTAAATGATGTTGTTACATCACGTAGATAACAACGTTGAATATTGAATGCTGGGTTTGATCCGTCTTTGTTTACAACATCAATCTCAAACATATTGGGAAACTCGTAACCTAAGGGAACACCTGTTTCACCCAACGATATCTTTTCGGGATATAACTCTTCACGAAAGAACTTCACGATGTTACGAATCTGCTCCATCTCACGTTGATTGTTTGCTACCATTTTAAATGCGAATGCGAACTCACGTAGATTAACATTCTGGAACAATGTACGCTGATTAGGTGCTGAAGCGATACGTGTCGCACTTCGAACTGCACCAGAAATACCTTCATCAGCACCACCTAATACAGTAGCACCAAGAACAGCACCTGCACCGCCTGCACCTATAGCACCCAATCCAGCACCGGCAATCTCACCTGAAGATTTAGCAAGAACATTTGCTACTAATGCAGATATGCCACCCGATAGATTACCATTTCCATCAGTAGCACCTTTAAGTGGATTGTCACCTTGCATCAATGATTCTGCACCGCCACCTAATATGCCTAAGTTAGCAGTCTCATAGTTTACATTATCTGTGTAACGTAAGTCTCGCATAAGTGGTAGTGTTACACGCCCTACTTTTTCACCTATTTCTTTATTTTCATATGGGTTGAACGATAGACTTGATTTCTTGATATCTTCTGCAAGTTTGCGTCGCTTCTCTTCTGATACTTTTGAATCAGAAGTCGATGACGTAGGATCTTCGCCCGATAGTCTATTTTGAGCATTACGCCCGAACAACTCAGTGATACCTTCAAACGTTTCGCCAATCTCTTTTGCGATATTCAGCCCTTCTACTTTTATTGCTGTGAATACAATCTTAGCAGGATATTTTCCAGACTTTATATCTTCGGGATAGTGAAAGTTTCGTTTCACATTCTCTAACGCTTGCGACGGATCAGTCGCATCAGTATTTGCTTGTTCGAATCGCTTTACTGCAAGTTTTACTTTTTCGCCGTCAGTAAACTCGTTTTGATATGCGAACTTTATGTCTTGTTCATTCATTTAAATGCCCACTAAATAGAAATATTCTAATGGTATTTATAGTGTTCGTATGGCGTATAGTGGAAAATATAGAGTTAAAAATCCCTCAAAATATAAAGGGGATCATACAAATGTAGTATATCGCTCACTTTGGGAGAAGCACGTCATGAAATGGTGTGATGAACAGAGTGATGTAGTGAAGTGGTCGAGCGAAGAGGTTGTCATACCTTATGTCTATGAAGTTGATAATAAGATTCATCGTTACTTCATGGACTTTAAGATAACATTCAATACAGGTAAAACAATACTTGTAGAAGTGAAACCACACAAAGAAACGAAAGTACCTAATGGTGATAAGCGCACTAAGCGTTATCTTAGTGAAGCAATGACCTATGTAAAGAATCAAAACAAATGGAAAGCCGCCACTGAGTTTGCGAAGGATCATAAATGGGGATTCGAGATATGGACCGAACATGAGTTGACTGCCATGGGTATAATGCCTAAATCACGTCAACCATTAAAGTCTAAGAAAAAAATCAAGCCTTTAAAACCTTATACTAGGAAGAGAACTAAAAAATGATGAAGAAAAAGCGAGTAGGTGACTGGGTATTATTAGATACTGAAGATGCACCATCTTTTTTACAATATGCTGAAAGAACTAAAAAAGGTTCGGACGGTTACACACATTATAATAAAAGTATATTTGCTAAAGTTATTTTACCGTACTGTAAAAAAACCGAAATGCGTACTGCTATAGATATCGGTTCTTCGTATGGGTTTTTCGGTGAAGGTTTAGCGCAGAACTTTAAGACTGTTCGATGCTTTGAAGTCATACCATTTGTTCGTGAATGTTGTGAATATAACTTACGTTCTTTTGAAAATGTAAAGGTATTCGATGCGGGCTTGGGATCTTCGATAGGTGTTATGGATATTAACTTTTACCCATATTATACTGGACATTCGTCAGTTGAAAAGGCAGAATCATTCAAACAAACATCACATAAAATACCTTGCCCAATAGTACCATTAGATTTATTTAAATATGAAGAAGTAGATTTTATTAAGATTGACGTTGAAGGGTTTGAACTCGAAGTATTGCGTGGCTCGGTCGAAACAATACGAAACAATAACCCACTCATATTAGTTGAGTTATTAAAATCACAGAGTAACGCAATATACAATGTTATGATGGTACAAAAGTTCATGTCTAACTTAGATTATGAGTTGGTGCATACTCACGAAGATGATTATCTTTTTGCTAAAAAGGTATAAATAGAACCATGAGTGATTTATTTCAAAAAGTAGAATACGAAGCATTTAGGGCAGGTATCGAACCTCGCACTAAAGAGTCTCGTGCATGGTTCAGAAAGAAAGTACAAAACATGCGTGGCTTTAGTCGTCGTGATTTGATGAACAATGAACCTATCGAAAAACGTAAACGTTCAGCAATCGGTTCGATGTACATGTTTTTCTATGATGCAAAACATCGTAAGACATTGCCGTACTATGATGCATTCCCTTTAGTGATTGCAATGGGACCAGCAGAAGGTGGGTTCTACGGTTTGAATCTTCATTATCTACCAATACCATTACGAGCAAAGTTTTTAGATGAGTTAGTTGGTATTACGAACAATAAGAAGTATGACGAAACAACTAAGTTTCAGGTATCATACGACCTTATGAATAGAGCAAGAAAGTTTAGATATTTTAAACCTTGCTTTAAACATTACTTGAACTCACAAGTCGAAGGGCAGTTGGCTTATGTACCACCTCCAGAATGGGAGATTGCTACATTTCTACCAATGGCACAGTTCCGAGGTAATAAGAGTCAAGTATATAAAGATTCTCGGAGAATGATAAATGCTTAGACAAGGCACTATAGAAGAACTTAAATCGACAATATCAGAAGGTCGAGGTGTAGCAAGAACAAATCTGTATTATGTTTTCTTGCCCTCTATTGATGGTTCGAGCACATATTCAAAGGGATTACTATGTTCGTCTGTTACACTGCCTTCAAAACAGTTAACAACTGTAGAACGTACGATTGGTGTTGACCAACAGAATGTTGTGCATGGATATGTTACACCTAATGTGAATATGACATTTCGTGTATTAAACGACCAAGATGTACGTGAGTACTTCTACAACTGGCAATCAAAAGCATTACGTCAATACTCTACAGAAGAAGGGCGATTCGAAGCAAACTATCCTGACAACTACACTGGTAACATTCAGATATTTCAACTCGAAAAAGGTGTTAGTTTTCCTGTGTTTGATGCACAGAAAGATTTAGGTGTGTTTAGAAAACCATTGGGTGCGATTAATGTTGGTATAGATATTAACGCCGCAACGAACTTCGAATCTAACTTTAGATGGATATTAAATAGAGCATATCCAGTATCAGTAACAAACGAAACATTATCAGATAACGGGCAAAACGAAATCAGTGAGATTACTGTTGAGTTTGCTTATTTAAACTGGAACAGTGAGAAACTCGATCCTAAGAATGGATCTAAAGAAGCGATTGCGAAACTTGCAGGTATATTCTCTGCTAACATATAACATAAAGGATTAATCATGGCTTTACCATTATTGAATGAAACACCAAAATACACAATGAAAATACCATCAACAGGTAAGTCAGTAAGGTTCAGACCTTATCTTGTAAAAGAAGAAAAAGTCTTACTTCTTGCCGCAGAATCGAATGACATCAATCAGGTGATGAATGCTGTGATTGATACTGTTACTGCATGTGTAGCAGATCCTATTGACAGAACTAAACTGACAACATTTGATTTAGAGTATATGTTTATAAAGATACGTTCTAAGTCAGTAGGTGAAAAGATTGACTTGAACTTATCATGTGAACACTGCGAAGCAACGACTAAGGCATTAGTCAATCTAGAAGAGATTGATTGTGTTGTTGATACAGAAACAAAAGTTATTAAGTTATCAGACGAAGTATCTGTTGAGATGAAGTATCCTAGTTACGAATCGATTGACCTAAACGGTGACGAATCAGAACTTGGGTTTGAGATTCTTGCAAACTGTATTGATGCAGTATTGACAGAAGACGAACGTATTGCGATATCAGATGAACCTAAAGAAAGTGTGAGAGCATTCCTTGAATCAATGAGTAAAGAACAGTTTGATTCATTAGCAGAGTTCATGAATGACTTGCCACAGATTAAGACACAAGTAGATTTCTCATGTCATAAATGTGGTGGGGATAATAGTGTATCTGTAGCAGGTATGCAAAGTTTTTTTTAGTATGCCTCTCTCATGAAGATTTGAGTAACTACTATAGAACCAACTTTTTGTTAATGAGGCATCACCAATATACTTTAACTGAACTCGACATGATGATGCCATGGGAGAGGGAAGTACATTTAATACTACTAATGGAAGCATTAGAAGAAGAAAAAGAGGCTAGAAAACAAAATGGCAACAGCAACTCTTGACGATGTAGTAGAATCGAATCTATTAGGCGCAGAGAAACTCGAAGCAATCGAAGGGCAGTTTCGTGAGTTTTTCAAGCAGTCAGCGGCTGATAAGTTAGACATGCTCGAAATAATGCGAGAGATGGGTCCAGGAGATGGCGAACCTGGCGCACCTGGCGATACTCAACCAGCACAAGAAGAACAAGGTGGTGGTTTTGGTGGTATTGGTAGATTATTTGGTCTAGGCACTCTACTTACAGTTCTTGCGGCTGTACAGTTAAATGCTATGGGTGCTGTAGGTAGTTTCAAACTACTTAAAAAGGATTTAGAGAAACTACCAGAATCATTAAAGAATGCAGGTAAAGCAGTCGGTGAGTTTGCAACAAATGCTAAAGACAGTATTGTGAGTAGATTTAATACGATTAAAGATAGTATAATCACTAAGATTACTGAATCAGAAACATTTAAGAAAGCACAAGATATTGGATCTAAAGCAAAGGACTTTGTATCTGGTGGTATCGATAAAGCAAAATCTTTTGGTGCGAATGCAGTCGAAGGTATAACCGGATTCTTCGATAAAATCAAATCATTTGCCGCACCAGTAGTAGAAAATGTTAAACAAGGTGCACAGAATCTAGGTTCGAAAGTGAGTCAGGGAGTCTCTACAGCAAAAGAGTTTGTTACTACAAAGGCTCAAGCAATAGGTGCTGGAGCAAAAGAAAAGTTTCAGGCGTTCTCA